GAGGTAATAGCTGCAGCAACAAGACCGGGTAACCCTGTAAGCGCATCTGCAATTCCTTCACCAAAACCCTTAGCAGCCTGTCCAAGTGCGCTTATAATTTCTGGTATGTTTTGTATGATAAGCTCAATAAAGTTACCAGCGGCTGTACCAATTCCTCTAGCAAAATCTCTTAAGATTCCAGAATCAAGAAGGGCATCACCAAAGGCTTCTACGAGTACTAAACCCGCTGTGGCTAACAGGCCTCCTTTTAGGAATTTTATTAAACCAAGGCTAAGGCTAGAACTAAACAGACTAACTAATTTTGCGCCAAAAATTGCAGCAAGAATAGAAGATAGTCCGGGAGCAATGGAGTTAATGGACTTATAGATTTCGGCACCAAGTTTACCAAGAGGCTTACCTATAGCTACAAAAAGATCAGATAAACCTGTCCGTATGTACCCATAGGGGTCAGAGATAAAGCTACTAGCTTCTGCCTTAAAATCTATCTCAAACTTTACTCCCTGAGTTTCTTTACCTATGGCTGCAAAAATTCCAGTAACAGAGTTGCTAACCTTTTTGTAAACATCTTGGAATTTATTAACAACGTCATCCGCAAATACGGAGATTAAACCTCCGGCTTTTGGTAAATTTAAAAGGGTAAGGTCATAGATCCCCTCCATAGTGTCTGTCCACCAAGAGTTACCTATTACTTTGTCGTAAAGCCAGAAGAACTTTCTTTCAATTTCTGTCAAAACTTCAACAACATAGTCTCGTGCTGCGCCAAGTGGTTTGACATCATTCCTAGCGGATGCAAACACTTTGCTAAAAGGTTTAGTAATTTTAGAAATCAATTTCTCAAAATCGTTAACAAGGGCTTCTATTACCCGAGTGAAGATTTGGTTAAGCTTGTACAGCTCTACTATTATTACACGAACTACACGAAGGGCCTTAACGTTCTTGACAACATCACCAATAAGTTCGCTGGCAACTTCAAGCAAGAAGTTAAAATCTTCAAAAGAAGTTGCACGAAAGCGGAAAAGCCTTTGTTCAAGTATGCCAAAATCAACTAGCAAACCTGTTATGGCATTCCTTGTTGGCAGGAAAATGTTAGTTATTTTGTTACCAAGGTTGAAACCTCGCTGACCATACAGGTCAATAGCTTCTGTTAGATCAGCAAGTACAGCAAGTACCTCGTCAGCGCCGTCTGCACTAAACAACCTAGTAATATTACCTTGTGCTACTTCAAAGGAAAGTTCGTCAAAGAAAGCACCAATTGACAGTCCGACTCTACGGAACTGGCGTTCTACCTCAAGAAGAGGGCCTAGCAGGCCTGCTTTTACTTTATCAAATAGTGTTCTTCGAGGCAAAATGGCTGTAAAGATAGCGTTGCCAATACGCTTAGCTAAAGCCCCAAGTACGTTACCTACACCGCCTAAAATGGCTACAGCGTTGGTTGCAAAACGTTGAATAGCCGTGATCTGCGCATAAAGGGTAGTTTCAATTAGAGCTGAATCTCGAACAATGGTGTCCGTAATTCTTTTGTAACTTTTGGCAAAAAGGGAGGTAAAGCCTGTAACCTTGCTTATATCACCTACTAACCTACCTGCTGTATCTCTCAAAACCTGAAAGGCAGCAGCCGATGTTGATTCTAACCTTTCAAATTCTTCGTTAAGTTTCTCATTTTGATTGAGGAGAGCATTAAACACAACGGAGGTAGTTAAAGCTCCTTGTTCAGCCAAACCTCGAAGATCACCTATACCAACACCAATATCATCAGCAATAGCCGTGGCAATACGAGATGACTGTTCAAGAACAGAATTTAGTTCTTGTCCACGGAGAGTACCAGAAGCAAGACCTTGACCAAGCTGGAAGATGGCTGCATTTCCAGACTCAACAGTAGTACTAGAAAGTGCAAGGGCCTTGGCTACACTCAAAGAAGCCTTTTCAATGTCGGCAATAGAAGCCCCTGACTTTTGCAGGGCTAAACCAAATCTATTGAAAGTTACACCTACTGTACCAACAGCAACTCTAGAATCACGGGCAATTTTGTAGAGGTTGTTAAGGCTCTTGCCTAGTTGATCAGTTCTACCTGTTACCAGAGCAATACGGTTTTCAAGTTCTGTTAAACTGTCTGTAGCTTTGTTAATTCCACGTACTGCTACAGTAGTACCGAAGGCGGTTGCTAACCCTGTGGCAAGGCGTGTAAGGCTACGGGTGACAGCCTTTGATCTCTTGTCAATGCTTCCAACAGAATTTTCTAGCTTCTGTAAGTCCCGACGCGCAGAGCGAGTATCTGCATTTACTCTAATATTTACTGCCATGTTTTTTCTCCTTAATAAGAATGCCCCCAACAGTTACTCCCTATCTGGGAGACCATCAGGGGCCATGTATTGTCAGGTACTTATGATACCAATTTTTAAAAGTGTCTGTTCAATAAAGAACTTTGGGGCTTGTTTACTACTGCCACGGTTCAGGTACTCAATGTGTTCTACATCGTTCCTTAGTGCCCCAACCTGTGTGCCTGTTATGCTGCGACCCTTTTCGTTATACCAGCCCTCTCGGGCCTCTCCTGTGTCTACAGGTGTGACAATCTGTAGTTGGAGTGTGGCAAAGTCTATTAGCTCAAAGATAGAAGCATCAGCAAGCTGAAAGACTTCTTCTTCAATCCTCTTTAGTTCTTCCCGGAAGTTTACTACCTCCAACGATATTGTGTTCGCCATTTTTTTCACCCATCCAGTTAACAGAATCACCACCTTTAGCAGCCATCATTTTATGAAGGAACAGACCTTTAGGTACTGCTCTGTCAATTTCCAGCTTTTCTTTGGCGTGTTGGCTCATCATCTTAAGAGAAGGAAAGAGATCTTCACCTTTAGCCTTAACACCTGCCGCACTTAGGAGTAAGGAGGTTCTTTGATCCTCTCTCCAGCCAGCGGGCCTTCGTCTAAAAAACTCAATCCAATTGAGCATCTCTGTATAGGGCATTTCATCGTAGAGTTGATAAACTGGCATGTGTAGATGGTATGCCAGTTCATAAATAGATTCTTCCGAGTCAGTTAGTTTCCCGAGGAGGCGTCCTGCAAACCAGAGTATACAAGAATTTGTTCTGTAAGCTCTGTGAGTTCACCGATAGGAAAACTATCAAACTCGTCATTTGTTAATTCTTTTGCTTCATCAACAGCAACGCGAATAACGTCACGGAGAAGCGCGACTTGGGCGTCATCGTCTTTAGATTTTTGTGATTTCTTGACAATCGCCTGTACTTCCATAACTTCTTTTACGGACAGTCGAGTGATTTCAATACTCTCTCCCATAAAGTTAACTTTTTTAGTTACTTTTTTACCAACTAGTGATTTCATTGACATAGTTATATTCCTGTTACTTATTGTGGGTCTTTAAAAAGGTGTTTGTTATGCTCTTGGAAGTCATCCAGAAGCTTGCGAATTTCATGTAGTACGGAGAGTGTTTCCATAATGTCTTTTCCAATATCGCTGTCATTATCGAAGTCTTGGAATCTTTCAAAAGTCTTACGGATACTAATGTCCACGCTACGTCGCATGTGCTTGAATGTCGTCCTCATAACAAAACTTTTGCTAAAGGGTTTATCGTGCATTACTATTCTTTCATGTTAGGCAGCAGGAAGCCCCGAAAGGCTCCCTACTTGGCTTATTAAGCAGCGGCTACTGTTGCAGGACCAATGAAGTCGGTCTGAGCAGACAAAGTAATGGTTGCAGTCGTAGCGTCCGTCAACTGTGGGTTGACAAGGATAGCTTCAACTTTACCTTGGAAGTAGAACTCTGTGTTCTCTGTTACAATAGTTGCAGCAAGGCTATCGGCTAGCGAAAGCGTTACAGGCGACATCAGAACACGGAAGGCAACTGTTGTACCTTTTAGTGTTTCGATGACCAGCATGTCTTCTGGGACGTAGTTGACGGTGATTTCAAGAGAAGGTGCGTCAGCTTGTCCTTGGACTTGCGAGGAGGTTGCCTGACCGTAAACAGGGACGTTTACGATGTTAGCAGGAGTACCTACAGACGGGAATTCCCGAATAGAAGGAATGCGGTCGATGTCAGCAACGTTTGCTGTAGCAAAGAGAGCTACGTACTCTGCGGAAGTGTCTGTATCTACCGGGATAGTGCCCGAGAAGATGTCAAGGTAGGTATAGATACCTGCCCCAATTGAAGTAATATGTGCCATTAGTTATTCTCCGTAATGTATAAAGTTAATTTGGTAGGTTGCGCCATAAAGCGACTTGTTATCACTGTCTATGCCTTCCATCCTTACGAAGGAAGTTCCAAGCTCAGTTCCGTTGGCGAGTTTCTTGTTCTGGAATACTGTATCAAGCGCATCAGAAATTTGCATGATTCTTTTCTGTCCCTCTCCTGCTTTAACAAAGATTCTCAAGATAATCAACCCTGTTAGGTTGACGGAACCTTGGTAGTCTCTGTTGTTAGAAGAAGAAGGTAAGACAGAAAGTCTACAGTATTCGTTTGGGTTACCAATGTCTCCAAAGTAGTTCTCAGGAAGAACCTCAACACCCGTTGCTTGCCAAGTTCCAGAGGCGATGACAGAGTTAATGTCGGCCAGCAGGAGTTCAAACATTAGTTATCCTCCTTTTGAATCTCAGCTTCTATAACAAAGTCATTGTCTGTATAGCTTCCAATGTTATAATCTATACCATCAATTGTCAGGGTATCGTACACACTAAGATCTATAACAGATTTCATAATGACTGAGGTTGTATTTGCTTTGGTTATTGGGTTAGTCTTAGTTAGCTTAACTACCTCGATTGTGGTAGTGCTGGGCGAACCAACAGTTACCCCGGTTGTGAAGTTAAAGCTGCTAACAGTCGTAGACGATAGTGTAGCTGTCTTTTTAAGATCATCTACAGCAAGGAAAGCTTGGTCTACCGCTGCGAGTACTTTGTTTCTTAGTGACATTAGTTGGACCTCCACCATGTACTTGTTCCACCGTTAGCTAGTAGCGGTCGAATGTGTTTCACGGAGTTGTCGGTGATGATCGATACACGGGTAACATCTGAGTTAGAGTCACTAAGAGAAATCGAACCAACAGAAATTGACTCGAAAGTCTGGGTTTTCTGTTGTTGTAGATCCTCGTTGTTGATCAGATGAAACGCTTGTTCGTAAACAGCGATCTTCACTCGTGTAGGAACCTCGTCGTCGGCAGGGGTAATAGACTGACCCATCTTTTTATCAAAGTAGGTAGCCCCCAACCGAGGCCAAGCAAGAGCTTGTGAAGGACTAACAGCATAACCAATCCAATAGTTCTCGTCGATTAGCTGGGTTGCAGTAATCAAAGCTTGCTCTTGTGTCTGAGATGACTGTTGAAACCAAGTTAGGCTGTCAACACGATCATCAAAGTAAGCAGTGGCTTCAGCTACTGTGACGTAACTGTTGGTGTTTAAAGTTAAAGCCATTAGTCCCTCCTAGAGATTAAGCGTGGAAGATTGGCAGGATACCAAGGTTTAGTGCGCTAACTTTCCGTGCGTAAGAAGCAGCGGCACCAAGGGTAGTGTTAGTAGCAAAGACGTTAGTAGCGCCCGTCCAGTCATAACCCATTGGGTGCATCATGAAGCCATAACGGTACCAAATATCAGTCGAACCACCACCTGTGTAAGCAGCAGCAGCACGTTCAACTTCAACCGGAGTAGGAACAGCGATTGGAGCAAAAGAGACAGCCTCTGGCTTGACCA